TAAAGATTGACGGGCAAGCTAGCTTTGACAAGGTGTTTACTGTTGACGAGCTTGGAGACTTTTACGAACTTGTGTATCTGGTCTTGAAATATAACTTCGGAAATTTTTTCAACAGTCTAGCCGCCCGCTTTGGAAACAGCGTTGGAAGCCCCGCGCCCAAGGGTTAGACTTTGATCGAGTCGGGAAACTATCCGAAGAACTTGAGAATGAGTTTTGGATATGGCGGCCAATACTAGCGGGTAAATGTAGCCTTGAGTCGGTGTTAACTGGAATAGTTACAATTGACGATATTATCAAGTGCAACGCCCTGCTAGACATGACCGAGGCTTATCAGGGCTACGCTAACGAGCAGGCTTCAAAGAAAAAGGGCTGATTATGGCTACAGTGCGTGAACTAATAACCCGCTTGGGCTTCCAAGTCCAAGAGGCCCCGCTTAAAAAGTACGAAAAAAGCACCGAACGGGCAAAGCAGGGCGCAAACGAAGCCGCCGCCAGTTTCCGAAATATGTTCGCGGCCTTTGCTAGTCTGGCCGCTATCCGTTCAATATCTCGCACTGCCGATAGTATGCAGTCGCTTGAGGCGCGTATTGGTATGCTGCCTCAAACCGTGGGCGATGTTGGTTCGGCGTTTAATGAAGTGGCTAAAAACGCTACAGCTAACCGCCAATCAATTGAGGCTTATGGCTCTTTTTATGCCAAAGTTGGCAACGCTGCAAAAGGGTTAATTACCAATCAGGAAGACTTGCTAAAGGTCACAAACACCGTAAGCCAAGCGCTTGTAGTTGGTGGGGCTAGTTCAATGGAGGCTGAATCTGCCATGCTTCAATTCGGGCAGTCTTTGGCTTCTGGTGTGTTGCAAGGCGATGAATTTAGAAGTATCTCTGAGGCCGCACCACAGTACCTTGACGAGCTTTCTAAGGCCATGAACATTCCACGCGAAAATCTTAAAAAGATGGCAAGCGAAGGTAAGCTGACCGCAAAGGCGGTTATTGAAGCCACTATGAAAATGTCCTCTACTTTCGAGGAAAAGTTCAAGAAAATGCCCATGACTGTAGGGCAGGCCACGACCATCATGGGTAATAAGTGGGCTACCTTTATTGGTAACTTCAACCGCGAGACTATGGTGGTCACTAAGGTGGCTAATTTCATGGTCAACGCAATGGACAAGATAAGTAATGCCCTTGAGTCATTTGTCAAAGCTGTAGGCGGTGGAGAGAATGCGCTTAAGCTGTTGATGATCGGCGCTGGGGTATTCTTTGCAATGTGGATACCGGGCTGGCTTGCATCAGCCGCCGCAGTCCTAGCCGCTACGTGGCCTATTCTTGCAATAGGCGCTGCGCTTGTATTGGTTGGATTATTGTTTGAGGACTTTCTAGGCTGGCTAGATGGCTCTGATTCATTGCTTGGCGACACGATCGGGAGTGTTGAAAAGTGGCGCGAAGAAATTAATAATGTGAAAGCTGCTTTTAATGGCTTAATGTCGGTTGTAAGTGTTTTGTGGACGGTACTTAAACCAATACTATCAATGAATTTTGATATATTAAAAGCTGGATTGCAAAGTGTTGGGCTCCTATTTGGTGGCATTCTTAAAACTGTAAGCGCCATAGTTGATGCAACAAGATCAATAGGTGGTTTCTTTGGTGTTGGCAGTGGATATGCGCCAACAGGTGCTACAAAGCCGTCTGCGGAGGCTATGGCGCGTGTTGCGAACCAATCAATGCAGCGCCAAGAGAATACATTTAACATTACCATTCCACCGGGTTCACCTGCTGCAACTCAAGAAGCTGCACGACAAGGTGTAATGGCTGGAATAAACGAATCCCCAATGTTCTTTACTGGACAAATCGGGCAGGCACTATGAGCCTTGGCTTAATTTACGACCCTCGAAAGTCACCCACGTCCGTGAGGTCAGGGTTGATTAGCATTGACCTAGACGTAATGAGTGATGAGGTTCACGAGTGGTCTAATGATGTAACGGAAAACCCTGTAGAGCTTGGCGCACCTGTTGCTGACCATATACAAGCCAAAGCTGATAAGCTGACAATAACAGGCATGATTACCAATGCTCCGATAGATCCCGATGTGGCGGCGCAGTTTCCCGGTAGCATTGATGGCGGTCTATATTCCGCACGCCTACAAACGCATTTTGATTGGCTCAAAGAGCTTGTCAACCTGCGCGAGACTTTAATCGTTTACACGCGCTACAAGGTCTATACCGACATGGCGCTGGTGTCGTGCAATATCAGCCGATCTACAGGACTAGGCGAGGCGCTACCTTTTACGTTGCAATTCATGCATATTCGATTGGTGCAAACACAAACTGTAGATGTACCGCCAGGAATAAGTCGCAAGATTGATAAAAAGATTGACGCTGCTACTGCAAATAAGACGCAGCCTAAAGCGAACGCTGGGAAGGTTAACCAATCAAGCGCAGAGACATCAAGGCTGAAAAAATATGAAAAAGTGACTACGCTGGCCAAGTCAATATTGAAATAATATGACAATCCTACAAGAGATACCACTACTAGCAGGCCGGTCTAACCAGTTCGCCGATGTAACCATAGGCGGCATACCGTTTACCATTAGGATGCTGTGGAATGAAATAGGCGGGTATTGGAGCCTATCGTTTTCTGAATTGAATGGGCCTGATTTATTGGTAAACGTGAAGTGCGTACCAAACTACCCGCTAACAGGGAAATTTCAGCGCCTTGGACTTGCAGGAGATTTGTATTTCATTCACTCCAATGGCTCAACTTACCGCCCTACCTTTGAGGATGTAGGCACAAATACTTACGGGCTGTATTACTACGACCCTGAAACACCAGTAATATTTCCAACGCCAAACCCAGCAATAGGCACGCTTTCAAGCGTTTGGGATGGCGGGGCAACCGAATGGGATGGCGGCGAGTCCGTTTGGTTCTAAATGCGATTTGACCGTGAAGTATCGCTAGTTATTGGGCAATCGGGTGGTAAAGGCATCGAAGTTGCTGGCCTGCGCATTGATTTTTCGGTAGAAAAAACAAGTACCGAAACGCTGAACAACTCCACAATTGAGATATACAACCTATCACCAGATAGTCAAAAGCTGATAGAGACTCCAAATAATGCCGTTATTCTCAAGGCAGGATACAAGCAGGATGTAGGCGCAAAAACCATATTTATAGGCATTGTGCGGCGTTCTTTAACCGTGCGAAATGGCTCTGATTGGGTGACAAAACTTGAATTAGATGATGGCCTGATAGCCTACCGTGATAGTAAACGTGCGTTTTCGTTTCCCGCTGGGGTGAGTGGCTTGGCAGTGCTGCAAAACGTGGCAGGCTCCTTTGGGCTTGACGTTCGTAAATTGCCAACAATTCAAGACAAAACCTACCCGGCAGGGTTTAGCTTTGTTGGGCGCTCACGCGAAGCAATGGCCAAGGTGTGTAATTATTTAGGGCTTGAGTGGTCAATTCAAAACCAAGAGATTCAAGTCATCAAAAAAGGCGGTGCAACCCAGCGCACGGCTATTTTGCTATCAGAGGATACGGGCCTAATCGGTAGTCCAGCGCTTGAGGCTAAAACATTGTCAGACAAAGCCGCTGCAAAAGAAGGCATAACCGTAAACAGTGCAGGCGTGATTAAAAGACGCACGGCAAACGCTGACGGTGAAGTTGATACAAAGCTAGAGGTGCAGGGCTACAAGGTGGCAAGCCTATTACAACCCACGCTAGAGCCGGGTGCATTGGTGCAGCTTAAATCTAAGGCTATCAATGGGCAATTTTTCAAAATAGAAAAGCTCACGCATACAGGCTCTAGCCACGGCGGGGCCTTCAACACAGAGATTAGTTTGAGGTTCATTTAATGGCAGAACAAACCGAAGACGCGCTGGCTTCGCTTAGGGCATTGATTAAGTCCGAGCTAGTAGACCTAAATACAAGCATAGCCGCCGAAATAGTGGGTTATTCTGGTGGTCTGGCTTCGGTGCGCCCTTTGGCATCTAAGCGTTTCCCCGATGGTGATTCTCTACCGTTTCCCGTTATCCATGCTGTGTCAGTGCGATGGCCGGTGTTTAACGGTGGCGCTTGTGGGGTTAAGGGGCCTATTAAAGCTGGAGATAAGTGTCATTTAGTGTTTGCCCAGCAAGCGGCTGACAACAGCGACGATTTACGTAGGCATGACCTTAACGACGCATATGCGCTTATGGCTGACAATAGCGCAGCCGGGCAGGGTGGCAATAATAGCGATATGGTTATGTACTTTGGCGCTGCTTTTATCAAAATATCAGAATCCGGCGCAATTGAGATAAACGCTCCCGGTGGCCTTGACTTTGTTGGGCCTAGCGTAAAACACAATGGCGTAAATGTTGGTGATTCGCATGCTCATAGCGGAGTAGACACCGGGCCAGGCAACACCGGCGGGCCTGTATAGTTTTTTTCTATCGCTGGTACAATAGCCATATGAACGACCTATTGTTAGACGCTAACCACGACCTAGACACTAGCAGTCTGGGGTTGGCTATTGCGCGTGGCGCTGATAGGGTGCGACAAAATATAGATATTAAGCTAAAGCTATTCACTGGAGAGTGGTTTTTAGACACCGAGGCCGGTACGCCATACCTAGAGGACATTCTAGGCAAGCGCATTAGTTTAGCCGGTGCTTTAGCTGCTGTCAGGGCATCTATTCTTGAGGTTGATAGCGTAAGTGCAGTTACTAATTTCACCTACACATTTAACCGCCAAACTCGTGTTTTAAATTACACGTTTGAGGCTTCTACACCTTTTGGCATCATTGAGGTATCGCTATGAGTTTGACAGTCGAAGGCTTTAGCCGCCCCACTTTGCCAGAGATTAAAACAGACTTGGACGCTGATTTTATTGACGCTCTTGGCCCGGTAAACACAAACCCAGATGCGGTAGCAGGCCAGATTATCGGCATAGTAGCCGAAGCAGTGGACAGTATCAATAGCATCATGCAGGATGTGTACGATGCAATGTACCCGCGCAGTGCCGAAGGTGTGAGCCTAGACGGTGCAGTGTCTTTTGTTGGCCTATCTCGACTAGATGCTAGTCCTACTATAGTTACCTCCGCAGCTTATGGCAATGATGGCGATGTGGTTTTGGCAAACCAACTAGCTACAGCTAACGGCACTAACTTTTTCAGCACTTCGGATGTAGTTATCAGTCGCGCCAATGCGCTGGATGTTTCTATACAAGTTGGCACAGTTACCAACTCAGCAAGCTATCAAATTCTGGCCGCTGGCACTTCGGTAACTTACACCAGTGATTCAAGCGCTACCGCTGCCGAGATTTTGGCAGGCTTGGCAGCTTTGCTAGATACCGATTTATTCACAATTGAAACAACATCCGAAACGCTGAGATTTTATGCAAAAGATGGCACTACGCCTTTTGCTGTTACTGTTGATTCAAAGCTCACGATAACGCGCCGGGGTAGTCCTATTGTGTTTGTAGCTGATACCGATGGCGCTGTAGTAGTGCCAGTTGGGGCTATGACCACGACAGACGCAGGGCAGGAGCTATTTAACCTGGTAGCAGGCGCAACGGGTAACGATGCTGAATCAGATGTTGATTTACGCGCCCGTCATGCTTTATCAGTCCGTGGCACTGGTGCAGCTACTGTAGAGGCCATTAAAGCACAGTTATTAGCCAATATCGATGGCGTTACAAGCGTGCGAATTTACGAGAATCGCACTAATTTAACAGTTGATAGCATCCCGCCCCATGCGTTTGAGACTGTAGTGCAAGGCGGCGTAAATTCTGACATTGCAGCCGGATTGTGGCTTTATAAACCCGCTGGCATAGAAACCTACGGCAATGTATCAATACAAACCCTTGACACCGCTGGCGACAATCAAACCGTGAGTTTTAGCCGTGCTGTGACTACTTACGGCTGGGTTACTGTTGCAGTTACCGCGCTAAACACCGAAGAAACACTCCCAGCATCGGCGGCGGCAGGCATTAAAGATGCGATTGTGGCATGGGCTGCTAGTAATATTGGCGTGGCTGACGATATTATTATCCAGCGCTTCTACGGCCCTATTTATGCAGCCATACCTGGCATTGCAGCCATGACAATCACCGCCGATGTAACTGCATTGTCAACAGATACGCCGTCCTATGGCGCAATTAATATTGATGTTGCCCGCACTGAGGTTGTAGAGTTCTCCACTGATCGCATTGTCGTAACTGGCGTATGACCGATTTAATCACAACAGCACTATCCCGCCTAACCAATCAATTCTCTGAGTCTCCTAAACTCAGGGCGATGGTATCGGCAATGGTGCAGCCTTTGCAGGATGCGCTTTCTGATATTGAGCAATTACGCACTGATAGATGGCCTGCTACTGCTATTGGCGCACAATTAGATGGTGTGGGGCATATTGTTGGTGAGCCTAGATACGGGCGCGATGATAATGAGTACCGGGCGGCGATTGCTTTTCGCATCTTTGTAAATGTGTCAAGAGCAACGCCTAGCGACTTAATACAAGGGCTTAGAACGCTAACCCAAGCGGATGAAATCCAATACATAGAGCAATATCCAGCTACTGCAATGTTGTTTACTGGTGGCCCTACCGTCCCCATAGGCTTGCAAGAAACCATGCAAGACTTATCTCCCGCCGCTATCAGCGATGTGCAGATTATGGTGAACTACGCGCAAGACCCGCCATTCAGGTTTTCGCGTGAAGTGCCTGATAACTACTTAAACGTAGGAGCAGATACTAGGCTTACTGCTAACGGTAACAGGCTATTAATCAGCCCACAAGGTACAGAGGAAACAAGCGGCGCACTACTTGGCGGCATTGCACCTTCATTTATCACTGCTAACGGCTTCAAACTGGCGGTAGGCGCAGGTAGATTGCGCGTAAATGACCCAAATACTCAAACCATAATAGGCCAAGGCTACAGCCTAACAGGGGTTTATAGTTAAAAGCTATAATCAACAACATGACCACTTTCTCTGAAAATGTTGTAAGTTTTGCAGACGGGCAAACTAACGTCGTGCAGTTGCCTGATGCCACTATATTAAATGGGTTTCAGCCTGCAACATCCGAAAGCCGTGGGCAACCTCTACCAGCGCAGTGGCTCAACTGGCTATTTAGAACCATATTCCGCTACATAAACCGTGACAAAGTAAGCGATGCAACCGGTGCGGCACTTTTCCCGTATATCAATAGCGCCATACGTTTGGAAGCTATCGATATGGCAGATACTAATAAATATTTGGTGGCGATTGGATACAAAGGCGCTACTGGCGTGCATGTATTGAAAGTAATTGATTCTGCCACTCTCACTTTAGGCACTGCTACGCTAAACGGCGATCAGCCAGTAGCAGGCGGCGCTAACGTCCGCACTGTTGGATATTCTCGACAAATTGGAGATTTATAAATGGCTTTAAGTCCAACCCAAGAGGCGCAAGTCCTCGCATTAGTAGCTCAAGAAGCAGCGCTGCTTTCACTTGCCGCCGAAGAGCCTGCCATTATTTCAAACTTAGGCGCGACTGACGTTAGCCTATCTGACCTAAGCGCAGCATCATCCCTTGCGGATGCTGATT